TCACACAGACGACGATGGAGAAGTGAGATCCATAGAGCTGAAATATGAGCCGAACAATCGCTTCACGAAGGGAGCTCGGTCATGATATTAAAAGAAATCGGCCGCAAGATAGCTCAGGCATTCAGATCGGCAAAGGCTGCGGACGAGAAGGTGGCATCCAGCATAGCCGCGACGCTGGATGCCAAGGCGGAGCAACTAAAGGAATACGAAAAGAACTTCGAACCAGAACATCCGGAACCAGAACCAATGCAACAGGTGATTCAATCATTGGCGGCGTATGGATTGAGTACAGATGAAGCAGCATGCGCAATCGCGAAAGCCTCTGCAAGCAGTGCAATCGACCAGAATACTGGGGAGAGATGCGGTGGTTATCGGGAAAGTGCATCTGCAGAAATTGTTATCGAGCAAACTGGCAGGATGAGAATAAAGCACTGTATGAATGGGATGACCTGGACGGCCCGCGGCCGACAGTTGAAGAATATAACATCCAAGAAAGAGAGGACAAAGACAATGGCACTTATTGACATGGTGAATAGCTACCAGGAACTCCTGGAGAAAAAGGAATCCCTGGCAGAAGAAACCAAAAACAACAATGCAAAGATCGAGGCATTAAAACAGGATATCGCGCAGCAGATGATCGATGACGACTGCCCGCGAATCGCAGCAGGGGATTACATGTTCAGCCTTCAGATCAAGAGTAAGTATTCGAAGAGATCAGAGGAATACCTGGCAGCCAACGGCCTGGACTTCTTCGAGGTCTTGAGAGAACAGGGCTTTGCCGATCTGATCAAAGAGACAGTCAATGCCGGTTCCCTTCAGAGCGCCATGAATGCCCTGGTAGAAGAGAACGGCGAGCTTCCGGTAGAGTTAGCCGAGGTGATCAGTCAGTTTGACCAGACGGACATCTTAAGAAGAAAGCAGACAAGCAGCGCACTGAAGAAAGCAAAGGGAGGAAAATAAAATGGGATACGAACAGATGGAACTTGATGTAACTTTATCCGGAGAAAGAGAACTGAAGGACAATGTCAACCTGGCCGTAGAGTTTGCCTGCCACCAGGTAGCTGAGCAGAGTCAGAAGACAGTAGAGAGCAATCATGAAGGATACGGCATCGCAGCAGAAGGCAAGACAGCCCTGGATTCCGCAATGAAAAAGGTCAGCGGCGATATGAAGCTCTTTCTTCGCATTCTTCCGGCTGGCAGTGGTGAGGCGATCAGCGCGGCAAGCAGTCTGAAGAACTCAGCTATCGAGGTAGCGTTTGAAGCAGTAAAACTGGCAGCCAACGCAGATAGAGTCATGAACGACCTTTACAAGGTGGCTCAGAGCGAAAGCACTCCGATCGAAGAATACCTGGAAGATCAGGATGAAGAATTCGAGGAAGCTGAAGAACAGGATCCAGAGGAAGCTGAGGAAATGCAGGAGGAAAACGAAGATGAATAAAGAGAATGTGACTGTAAGTATTACCTGTGCAAACGGAAACGTGCAGGAAGTGCAGAGCGACGCCGTGTATGGATGCGCGGTTACAGAGGACGAAAAAGGCGGAATAGCCTGCCGGAGCTTCTTCACTGGCCGCTTTAATCCGGTAAAAATGGGAGTCCCGATGGGAAGCAGTGTCGCTCTGGTTACAGAAAAGATGTGCGAAGGAAATGCAGAGCTTGAATATTTTGTTCTTAATCAGGCAATCGGTGTGCTTGCGGCAAGATTGGAAGAACTTACAGGAGGGAATAACAATGGCGGGAATTAATGTAAAGCAGCAGGTGATTCAGGAATTCACAGATAGCTACGGAAACGAAATCCATGAGGGAGATCTTCTTCTTCTCTGCATTAAGAAGACAGAAAAAACAGAGAACATCCTCTGCGTTTTCAAGGGAACCAAAGGACAGTACCTCGTGACCAGCACTGTAGATCACAAATTCTTAAACCAGTACCGTCTGAGCTCTGTGAATGAATGCCAGGTGGTAGAAGGTATCAAATTAAAGAAAGCGGAGGATGAAGAATAATGGCAGCAGAAAAGAAAAACACAGCACTGGCAACTGTTGATACATTTCAGATCGTGACAGGCATGGAAGGCCTGGACGAAGAACTCCTGGCTGAGCTGGAAGATGAAATGGACGACCTGGACGATGTGAAAGGAATCTCTTGTAGACACATCAAGATTCCGTCCGGAGGCGGCAAAGCGTATGAGGTCGAAAGCGACGATCCGGACGATCCCGACATCGAAAAAGAGATCGAGGCAGTGATCATTTTCACGCATAGAATGAACTCTTACTGGGAGGGAGAGTTCGGAGCTACCGCGGAAGATGGTTCTCCGAACCTTCCGAAGTGCAGCAGCATGGACGGAAAGACAGGAGTCGACCTGGATACCGGTGAAGTCAAGAGTTGCGAGAACTGCCCTCTGAACCAGTACGCAGACGACGGATCCGGAAAACAATGTAAGAATATCCGCCGCCTGTACCTTCTCATTTCCGGGAAACCGGGCGTTTATCTCCTCAGCGTTCCGCCAACATCTATCAAGGATGTAAATAAGCAGCTGGCCAAGATCATGGGAATTCAGAAGATCCCGTATAGCAAGATGGTGGTTCGTCTGAAACTGGAGACTGCAGTAAACCGTGGCGGAATCAAATACAGCAAAGTGGTCATCGAAAAAGCCGGCACGCTTCCAAAGGAAGCCTGGCCAACAACATCAGCCATGAGAAAAGAACTGAAGGAAAAATACAGAGACGTAGCGATCACTTCAGACGATTACAACCAAGGAAGCAGCTCCGCACCGGTAGACAAAGAAGGATTCATGGACGTGGATGGAGCAATCACAGAAGACGTACCTTTTAACTAATAAATAACAGGGGGGGGGGCTCAGGCCCCTGACCCCCTCGATTTGTAGGAGGACAACATGAACACGGAAATGGCGGACCTCGACAGCATAGTCGATTACAGAAGTGAATACGGCGTCATTAAGAAAGCAAAGATCACTGGTGATCAATTAATAGGTCTCTGCCCTTTCCATGATGACAGCAACAACAGCTTCTCGGTGAATTTAAAGACCGGCCAGTGGCACTGCTTCGCAGAAGACCGTGGCGGCAACTTCCTGGACTTCTATGCAGAGCTGAATGGATGCGATACCAAGGAAGCCTATGCAAAGATCATGGAAAAGTATGGCGTCGAAACCGGAGAACAGAAGAAACTGGAAGCGCAGAAAAAAAGTTACAGCCTGACGCAGTACGCCTTCGAAAAGAAGCTGCCAGAAGAATGGCTGGCCAGTGAGTGCTTTTTGAGTACGGTAAAAGACAGGCGGACCGGGGCTTCGTATATGAAAATCCCGTACCTGGACGAAAACCGAAAAGAATCTACATACAGAAAAAGATTTGCACATAAGGACTTCAGATGGAAATATGGGTCGTCCGGAAAAATCGGACTCTACGGGGAATGGAAACTTCCGGAAATCCGCGGCGTAGGGTATGCAGCCATGGTGGAAGGAGAGTCAGACTCGCAGTCCATGTGGTACATGGGTATCAGCTGTCTGGGAGTTCCAGGAGCTTCGATGTTCAAACCGCACCAGGCGACTATGCTGCAGGATTTAAAGATTTACCTGCACGTAGAACCAGATCAGGGCGGCGAGACATTTCTCAGGAAGATGCTGACAGGACTAAGAGAGGGCGGATTTATCGGAGAAGTATACCGCTTTTCCTGCAGCAGAATCCAGGGATGCAAGGACCCGTCGGACGTTTATGTGAAGTTCGGAAAAGAGGAAGCGCAGAAGAAAATCCTGAAGCTGATCCAGAACGCAGAGAAGATCGACCTGGACGCTCCGGAAGAAATCCCGGAAGCCATACAGGGAGCCCCGGTGAATTTGAGACAGCCAGAGAGCTGGATATATTCAGATAAAGGAATCAGCCACATCGATGAAAAGCAGTACACGCCAAAGATGGTCTGCAGAACACCGATCATTTTAACGCAGCGTCTCCGGAGCATTGAGACCGGAGAGGAAAAGATAGAAATCGCATTCAAGAGAGATGGTTCCTGGCACAGGGCTATCTTCCCGCGATCAACGATATTCACAGCAAGAGGCATCACTATCCTGGCCGATCTTGGATGTACTGTAACATCGGAGAACGCAAAGCAGGTAGTCCGGTTCCTGGCAGCTCTGGAAGCGGAAAACATTGATATCATTCAGAAGGCAGATGCAACGTCCACATTCGGATGGCAGCCAGGGAAACGGTTCATCCCAGGAAGGGAACAGGGAATCGTTCTGGACATTGATCCAAGCCAAAAGGGAACAGCCATGGCATACTGTCAGGCCGGCGAAATGGAGAAGTGGGTGGAAACCATGAGACCTCACAGAGAAAGGGACAAGTTCAGATTCATCCTGGCGGCCAGCTTCGCAGCTCCGCTCCTTCGGATCCTGAAACAGAGAATCTTCTTCGTATACAACTGGGGAGGCTCTAAAGGTGGAAAGACTGCAGCACTCAAGGCAGCACTGTCTGCCTGGGGAGATCCGGAGCGGCTCATGGTTAACTTCAATGCCACACAGGTCGGACTAGAAAGAACCGCGAGCTTCTTCTGTGATCTTCCGCTTGGAATCGATGAGAGGCAGCTGGCCGGAAAGAACCAGGAAGGTCTGGAAAAGACCATTTACATGATCGCGTCCGGTACCGGAAAAATAAGAGGAAGCAAGGGCGGCGGCCTTCAGGCAACACACCAATGGCGAACAGTCGCCCTGGCCACAGGAGAAGAACCACTGTCCACGGAAACCTCACAGACCGGCGTTAGTACCCGTGTGCTGGAAATATACGGCGGGCCATTTAATGACGAAAAAACAGCCAGTAAGATGCACCAGGACGCAGGGTCGAACTGCGGATGGGCTGGCCCGGAATTCATCGAGCATGTGATCGGTATCTCAGAAAGATCTATCTGCGAGAAATATGAGGAAATGGTGAAATACGTTTCAGGCATTGCAAATGGAAAATCCGGAAGCCACGTGGCAGGAGTCAGCGCGGTAGCTCTGGCAGATGCCATGATAGACACCTGGTTTTTTGCACAAACAGTGGAAAACAATGTGGGTAACTCTTCCGGGAATGAAATGAATGTGGATAACCTGAACATTTTAGATTCTTCATGGGAGCGAGCAAAGAAGATGGCCGCGTCTATTCTTCAGGAGCAGATGAATGCAGACGTCGGAGATGTAAATGAGAATGCAGTCCAGTTTGTTGTGGATTGGGTTCTGCAGAACCGGCTCTACTTCGGAGAGAAAGCCATCGGAACCTGCCTGGGGACATTTTCGGAGTCAGGAAACACTGCCTACATTTTCCCATCGGCTCTGAATCAGGCACTCACGAAAGCAGGATACAGCGCCAGGAAGACGCTAAAATATATGGCCGATAACGGACTGATCACATCCCAGGAACGCTCTGATCACAAAGGAAAGACCTATCAGGTAGTGAAGCGATTCGACAATCGTCTCTGTAAGTTTGTGGAGTTCTTCGTCGGAAAGCTCTCTGAAAAAGAAGAAGCAATCGACATTGATGACGAAGAAGATGAAACAAAGCCAGCAGAGAAAAAGCAGCAGTACAAACAAGAAAGTCTGATCGGAAAAGATGGGTTTGTTCCGGTTGATGAGAACTACGATCTCCCATTCAATTAGCTCCGAAATGTTACCCCTTTTAAAAAGGAGTAACATTGGAGTAACAAAAGGAGTAACAAAAAAAGCCAGTATTTATGCGGCTTTAGAGGGTATGTTACTCCTGTTACTCCTAAAATAGAGATATATAGTGTTTTTATGGAAATTTGTACCATTTGTACACGAAAACGGTACACACTGTACAAATTCTTAAAAAAATCATTGTGTATTTAAAAAAAGGAGTAACAGGAGTAACAATGCCTGGAACCCTAGTAAAATCAAGGGTTTTCGTGTTACTCCTTTTTAAAATCAAAAGGAGTAACAAAAATGAAATGTACATGGCAAGAATTCACCGAAAAGCTCCGAATATACCGTAAAAACAGGGAAAACGTGCCCTTGCAGGAGCTGAAAACAAAATATGCAAAGGGATACAACAAACTCGTTT